AATTAAATAAACTTATAGGATTTCCAACCAGATTACCAGAAGAACCGATTGAACAATGTCATATGGATTTGGCAGCATCTTTGCAAAAATGGTATGAAAAAAAATTCTATTTTATATTAAACAGATTAGCATCCAAAGTAGATGATAAGAATTTGGTATTAGGAGGAGGATGTGCGTACAATGGTACTGCGAATGGTAAAATAAAAAAACACGCATCTATCAATTCCGTATGGATACCATATGCCCCATCTGATGCAGGTTCATCGATAGGTGCATGTTTATATCACTGGCATCAAACATTAAATAACCCAAAAGTAGATGGTGGTGATAATCAAACACCATATATCGGTCCAGAATATAGTAATAAAGAAATATTGGAAGCAATTACGGATATTGATGGTATATTGATAAAAGAGCATGATAATACATCAAAACTGTTAAAATTAACTGCTAATCTTATACACAAAGGAAATATTATAGGTTGGTTTCAGGGCAAAACTGAATTTGGTGCAAGGGCATTGGGAAATCGTTCTATATTAGGAAATCCACATTTGCCAGATGTAAGAGATAGGATTAATAAGGTTGTCAAAAAGAGAGAAATGTTTAGACCGTTTGCACCATCGGTAACAATTGAAGATTTTGATAAATATTTTAATTCAGAAGAGGAAGTTCCCTATATGAATCAGGTGGTTAAAGTAACCGATTACAAGCGTATTCCATCAGTAACGCACGTAGATGGTTCTGCAAGAATACATACCGTTAGAAGAGAGCAAAACCCACTCTATTACGATTTATTAAAGGAGTTTGAAACGGTCAGTGGCACTCCCATATTATTAAATACATCATTTAATTTACGAGGTAAAACAATGGCAAACACACCGAAAGATGCGATATGGACGTTTATGAACTCCGATATGGATTATTTAGTTATGGGAAACTATTTGATAAGTAAAATTTAATAACCAAATAATTATTATAAAGATATACTATGGCAACAGAGTTTCAATTATTTGATGGTAAAAATTTATCATCATTATTTAAAGATATATACGAAAACCAACAAAACAAAAAGAAGAACATTTCAGATATGATTGAATCTCTTCGTAAGTTAATTAAAAATGTTGGAGAAGCAACCGTAATTGCACCAATAATTAGAGATTTAATCGATTCATCTATTAAAAACGATGATCATTTAATTAAATTGGCAACAATTGCGCAACGATTGGCAGCTGCCGAAGCTAAAGGAATAGGTGAGGATGGATGGTTAAGTGATAATGAAAAAGCACAATTATTAGGAGAATTAGAAGATACAATTAGTAAAGTTGAAGAAGAACAGAAAGAAAAACTAAATGATATTCAAATTGAAATTGACGAAATAAAAACAAAATTATAAAATGATTAAAGATACATTTCTAGCATCCGTAACACGCGTATATCTTAAATCTGATAAAAAATTAGATAAAACCGGTGATTTTATTAAAAAATACAATGGTAATTCTAATTTTGATGATAACGATATCCGTTTTTTAGGAGTAGTAGAATTTAGTAGAGAATCGGCTATTAAATTAGAAGGATATGCTTTTCCATTTGATAAAAATAATATAACATATCCAATTGTTGGTGAAACGGTATTAGTATTGGAAATAGGTAATGATTATTATTGGCAACCATATTCAATAACACATTATCCCAATTATAGAGAAGATTATAAAACATCTGAATCTACAAAAGAAAAAACCACTCAAACAGTTGGTGTTGATTCTAAAAATAAAAATTACAAAGAAACAAAAAATACTGGTACACCAAATCAAAAACCAACCCAAACCAAATCTGATGAAAAAGGGTATGTTGTAAAAGAAAAAATAAAATTCTTAAATCCAAAAGAAGGTGATACTATATTAAGTGGTAGAGTTGGAAATACAATACGCTTTTCAGAGTTTAATTTAACAGAGGATGGCAAGACATCATCACCATCTATTTTTATTAGAAATAAACAAAACCCAGAATTAGACTCTAAAAAAATTGGTGAGTTAGTTGATGAAGACATTAATAAAGATGGTACATCGATATACCTTACATCCAATAAAGTAAAAGTTCCATTTGTAGAAACTGTAAAAAAAACAAGAGTAGGATTTAAAGATTTTCCAAATTCTAAAAATTTAAGTGGAGATCAACTATTTATAAATTCTGATAGAGTTGTAATATCTTCAAAGGCATATGAGTTTATTATTTTTGGAAAAGGTAATACCGGTGTAATAACAGATGGTAATTTTTCAGTAGATGCTGAAAAGGAAATTTACTTACATTCAAATAATAAAGTAACAATCCAATCAACGGGAGCAAACCAAATATTTTTAAATTCTGAAAATGGTAAAATATTTTTAGGAAAGAATACAGGTGAGGGAGATGCGGGTGCAGATGTTCAGAAAATGGTATTAGGTGGAGAATTGGTTAAGATAATGGGAGAGTTAATAGATGCGATACTTAAACAAAATTATCTAACACCAGCAGGACCATCTAAACCAGGTCCAGAAAATCGGGCTCAATTTAACTCTATAAAATCAAAGTTAAAAACAATATTATCTGCCAAAAATTATTTGAGTAAAAGCTAATGTCTTGGAAACGGTTTAAGGGTGAGTTATTGCCCCAAATGAATAGTTTTACTTTTGGAAAGGATTCTAATAAATTCGCCAAAGCATTGACACGTTCTTATGATTTTACTATAAAATCTGGATACTCAAATTTAACAGCCATACCACTAATATATGGGAATGTAGAGGGTATGGAAACGGCATTGATTCAGTTGTTACAGACTACTAAATTATCAAGTAAAAAAACTATATTAGATGTAATAGGACCGGCCGTCATACAATATTGGAGTGGTGCATCTTTATATTTATTACCACCAATTATACCTGCTCCGATGACATTAAGAAATATAGCCGTAACATCTGCACCTATTTTAAATGCCGGAAAATGGACAAATATAGTAGTACCACCTAATTCAAATAGTGAAATATTTTTAAATGCGTTTATACAATCGGCTAAATTACACTTAACAACTGTAACAGGCGCACATTTCTGTATTAGCCAATATCCACCACCTGCTGCCCCATCCCCTGCGGTATTACCATTTACTGGTTATTATATTTCTGAATAAATTTTAACTTTTTATATTTATAACTAACAAAACAACAATTTTTTATGAAATCAGACATTTTATTAAGCCTTATTAAAGAAGTTGTGAAGAATGAAGTGAAAACTCAAGTAAAAGAGCAAGTAACAGAACAACTTGTAAAACTTATCAAATCTGGCGCAGTTACATTAAACTCACAAAGTAAAAAAGAAGTACCATCATTAAAAGAAATGACGGAAGTAAACACTACTGCTCCTATTAGAAAGCAAACCGTAGTACCAACTCAACAAACAAAAAGGGAATTTACAAAAGACCCAATGATAAATGAGATTCTTAATATGACACAGCCATTTTCATCTGCACATAGAAGTGAAGGTTCAACACCGAGTGTATTAGATGGTCTTTATCCAGAAATGGGTGTAGAAAATGAATGGCAAACTATGGATTTTAGAGGAACTGATTTACACAATGGTAGTATACCTACTACTAGTAATTCGGAAGTAGATGTAATAACAAAAGCATTAAATAGAGATTATACCGAATTGGTTAAAAGATTTTAATAAAAAATGGCAATAGAATTAGGTAAGGTTAATGTAAGCGACTTAACAGAGAATAATTACAAAATATTAGGTATAGGTATAAACCGTATATCTGATAATAATGGTATTTTTCCTGTAAATTATACAACATTAAGTCAAGCTAAAGATAATTTAAAAAATTTAATTCTAACAAAAAAGGGAGAAAGAGTTATGAATCCTGAATTTGGATGCGATGTATGGTTATTATTATTTGAACAAATCATACCAGGACAAATTGAAACTCAAATAGAAAATACAATATTGGATGCCGTTAGTAATTGGTTGCCATATCTAAATATAGATGAAATTATATTTGATTACGATGAAACTGATATTGATGTAAATAATATAAATTTAGATGTGAAATTTTCATTAGTTTCTAATCCAAGTTTGTCAGAAACATTAAACATAAGTATAAATAACTAATTCAATGGCGATAAAACCTATAAATAAAAGTTTTGGTAGTAATAATAAAAACATAAATTATGTTGGTAAAGATTTTGCTTCCTTAAAACAAACTCTTATTGATTTTACAAAAACGTATTACCCCAATACATATTCAGATTTCAGCGATTCATCGCCTGGTATGGTATTTGTTGAACAAGCGGCTGCAATTGGTGATATTTTAACATTCTATCAAGATACACAGTTAAAAGAATCATTGTTATCCTATGCAACAGAAAGAAAAAATGTAGTTGCACTGGCACAAACTATGGGATATAAACCCAAAGTAACAACACCTGCGGTAACAACATTAACTGTATATCAATTAGTTCCTGCGAAGGGAGCACCTAACTATGAGCCAGATTCAACATATTATCTTAAACTAAAAGATGGATTAGAAGTAACATCTGCTAGTAATTCTAATATTATATTTAGAACAGTTGATAGTGTTGATTTTGCAAATAATACTGAAAGAGAAATTGATGTATATGAAAGAAACACATCAGGTGAACCTACCTTTTATTTAATAACAAAAAAAATAAAAGCAATATCTGCAACAGAAAGAGAAACTGAATTTACGTTTGGTGATTATGTAGAATATCCGTTTGTAACTATAAATGATATCAATGTTATAGAGGTTACATCCGTAACATCCGATGACGATTACGTTAAATGGTACGAAGTTCCGTATCTTGCACAAGAAAGTGTATTTGTAGAACAACCTAATTTAGAAGAAAACGGGCAGTTAAGTTCAAATTTGACAAATGTTCCATATATTTTAGAAGTACAAAAAGTACCATACCGATATTCTGTAAAAGTTAATTCAGATAACACAATGGATTTGCAGTTTGGAAGTGGTGATTCTAATTTGGCAGATGAACTAATATTACCAAATACTAAAAATATAGGATTAGGATTAGCCAACTCAATAAAAAGATTAAATGATGGTATTGATCCATCTAATTTTTTAAAAACAAATACATTTGGAATAACTCCTGTAAATAAAACATTAAAAGTAAAATACTTAATAGGTGGTGGGATTGAATCAAATGTAAATGTTGGTGATTTGACATCAATACGTAGAATAGAATTTGAGGAAGATTTATTATCAGTAACAAATCAAGCATTGTATAGTACTATAAAGCAATCAATCGCAGTAGAAAATTTAGAAGCAGCAGTTGGTGGTAGAGATAGTGAAT